TTATGATCCCGACTGGGACTGTTTTTACCCTGTGTACTCTTGGGAGGAGTACAGTCATTGGGATCGTTGGGGTTGGATCTATGTCTGTGCTGTGCTCACAGTCATAGCGTTCTTTGTCAGTTAAACTGCTGCGCCCAAACGTTTGAATAGTGCATAAGCGTTCTTCTTAAATGCATCTACTGTATCTGCACCGTGTGCTACTGGTGATAATCCTTGATTAATGTCCGCTACAGAAAATTTCCCTGCACCGAACTCTGCCATATTGTTTACTTGACTGCGTATATCGCCTATACTACTATCTAACTGTTGTGCAGTTCGCTTCAAGTTAGGCATGTTGTAGTAACTGGCAATGCCTTTTTCTGAGCCTTTATTAATCCAACCATCTGGGCCTATGCCAAATATAGGATACCAACGACCACTTGGAACAAGCTTCTTTCCAGCATCTCCTGTACTCAAATAGAATGGCACACGCACCCCATCTACATTTACCACCACTATAGCACGGCCTTCATAGTTAACTATTGGTATTGCTCGTTCTACAAATGTGTTTGCTGTCTTATCCCAAACTTTACTAGTTATTGGTTCCAGCTTAACACCTTTTGATAGTGCCTGTTGTGCCAACTTATCTGCAGCAGTTGTCACTGTTTTTGCCGCAGTCTTTTCCACTGCACCAGCTGCTTTAGGTAGTGCTCGTTCAGCTGACTGTGCTGCACCTTTGGCCATGTTCTGTGCCATACGCTGTAAAAAAGCATTTATAGCCGCATTTTCTTCAAGTTCTTGGATTCTCATGTAAATATTTAGTGCAGGAATTCTACATACTAACATTAAACCCAAGACTACGGGAAGTGTTCAACTACATAGAAACACATCAGTTTAACTATGAAGTACACTTGAATCGTACACGCTTTTGGGTGCCAGAAGGACGAGAACTTACAGAGTTCTTACTTAGATTTAGCGAGTCATGTCCTTGTGTGGATCCTAGGTTGGATGTTACAACAGGCCGACCCAAATCCAACCTATAAGTAAACCCAAGTCAAATGCCACTACCAGTAAGACTGTGACTGCTAGGCAGTAGTACCAGTCATTTTCTATTATAGGTTGTAGCTGCTTTAAGTCCATGTTAATAAGAATAGTGTACGGTTGCGTTCACGGCGAAAGGCTATGCAGGCAGTCCAGTAGTCTATGGTAGTGCCATTGTGATAGGCCCATTCTGCATAGTGTGACCCTATATAGCGATTTAGCCAGGCTTCCAGTTCATCAACAGCCGCTATCCAATCTAACTGCTGGTTAGGCGTGGTAATTACGGGCCATGGTGCCCTAGCTATGTATTCAAAGTCATGCAACTCTGGTAGATAGTACGTGCGAGGCATAGTACAATATTTATGGACTAGAGCTAACTGAACGCACTTTTGCGTAGCCGTTACCGCTTCGCGGCTAGTAAATTTGCCGGCGCTTCGCGACTGCGGATTTCTGCGCTGCGGGCTTCGCCCTATTAAGCAGTTGCGCCCTTGATCACTGTAAAGCTCAACACCGGTGCGTCTGTGCCTACACCTGTAGGTGTGTATACGCCGATCCTAAAGCTGCCTGCGGCCACTGCGGTTACTGTAGGAATGTAAAGTGAGTTGGCCACGTTACTGCTGACCACGTTAACGATGATATTATCTGTGGCTGCTACGGTACTGTTGGTCACAATAAAGATACTGTAAGCGTTGGCTGCACTGGTAGTATTGAATAGGGTAATTCTTCCAGTAAGTCTGTTTATAGTAACACCTGTGGTACGGTTTGTGGTTTGGTTAACTGTACCGCCTGCACCTGTGGTATAGCCAATACCCGCGGTTCCTGTGCTGAGTATACTGCCTGAAGTACGAACGTTACTGGTCAACGTGCCAATAGTGGTAATGTTAGATGATCCTGCCCAGGTACTTAATGCTGTGTTTTCCACATTACTCAAACCTACCGCACCCTTGGTAACGCCCGTAACTGTTCCTGTGAAAGTAGGATTGGTAAACATAGTTTCCTTGCTTTCGTTGGTAACGTTGCCCAAGCCCACTGTCTCTGCTGAAATGGTTAAACCTGATACAGTGCCTGTGAAAGTTGGGTTACTGATCGTAGGACTGGTGTTGGTCAATAGTACACCGCCTGTGCCGCTAAATCCAGTGATGCCACGTGTGAGTATGGTTACCGTAGTACCTGTGAACGTAGGGTTGGTAAACATAGTGGCTTTTGATTCATTGGCCACTTGATCTAGTCCTACACTGGCTGCGCTTAGACCGTTGACTATGCCTGAAAATGTTGTATCAGTTAGGGTAATACCGGTGAATGCTGTAAGATCTGGCTTGTTGGTCAGGTTAGCATAGTCTAGGAAGTAAGTGCTGTCCAAGCCATCTAATGTGTCTGCGTTAGATCCGCCGCCGCCCGAAGTAGCGTCAGTTGCTGGTGCCCAGTTAGTACCATTCCACTTTAACACCTGTCCACTTGTAGGCGGTGTAGTTACAGTATCTACATCGCTGAGAGCATTTATACTGGCGCCAATTGATCCTGTAACCTGTATGCCACTGCTGAATACTGTGGTCCTAGCCATGGTTATGTTGCCGCTGGTAGTACTGATGCTATTGTTCAAGAACGTGATATTACCAGTACTGGCTACGTTAGCACCACCAATGGTTGTGCCTGCAGGTAAAGCTACTGTACCAGTAAATGTAGGACTGGTAAACATTGTGGCTTTACTTTCGTTAGTTACATTGCCTAATCCAACAGTTGCGGCTGTGATAGCAGCAGGTACCCAGTTAGTTCCGTTCCATTTTAAATAACTACTGGTTGTAGGAGCACTGGTCTGTGTGTCCACATCTGCCAGTGCATTAATACTGCTGGCGCTGATGTCTGCACCTCCTCCTCCGCCCCCAACGGCGCTGATTACTCCATTAGTGATAGTAATAGTGGTTCCGTCAACTTTGACTAATCCTAGCGTATCCGTTGTAGCAGTTGGCGTTGGTGCTGGCTTGTCAGTTAGGTCGTTATAACTGCCAGAAAATATTACGGGTCTGTTGGTGAGATCTGTATAGTTACCAGATGTAGCAACTGTACTCAGAACAGGCTGTACAGGCTTGTTTAACAGATTATTGTAATCAACGTTGGTGGTCAGCTGTTCAGTTACCCATACTCTGTTGGCCAATGTTACGCCGCCAACTGTGGAGCCGTCAAAGATTCTTAGTGTTTGATTGGTAAGATCGTAAAATATTTCGCCTTTAGCGGCTGCAGTTCCATTTAAGCTAGTAGCAGTTCTTCCTACTAGTCGCAGTGAACGATTTGTTGTAGACATATCTGTGGATTCCTAGAGTTCTAGTATATTTACCCAATAATACAAACTGATAAATAACAAGAGAACTATTATGAACAACAATTCTATACACCATTTTATCAACAAAATACGTGCTATTGCAGAAGCAGATACAGGTGCAACTCCAGCACAAGGTGCTACAAATATCGATGCTTACAAACCTGCAGACGGCATTCCAGTAATAGACGCTAAGAATCTAACACAGGCTAAAGAAGTAGCTTTAAAGCAACTAGGCCCAGGTAAGAAGTTTAGATTTTGCCAACTGTACAGCACTAAGAAAAGTACGGCTGCACCTGTTAAAACACAGCCTGCAGCAGCACAGGATCAGTGGAGTTATTTAGGTGGCAACAACGTTAAAAGATCCGCAGTACAGGAAGCATTGGCAGCTCTAAGACGTGCGGCAAGATTAGACGAATTAAAAATTGGTGATATAGATCCCCGTAATGGGAAAAAGATTGTTTCAGCTCTAGTAGACGGCAGCGGCAATGTTGTAATGAGCGGTACAGGAGAAATTTGGAATGTACAGTATGCCGAACCTGATGCACCAGCTGCACCAGCTGCACCAGCTGCACCAGCACAACAAGACGGTGCAGTTTCTAGTCCAGTTGCTTCTGGTACAGTATCAGCACAGCCACTAGATCCAGTGCCGGCCGAAACGCCTGCTGCTCAACCAGAACAACAAAAATGTACTATTGAAGATCAAGCTCGTATCAAGTACATGAACAATTTTAATCAAGCCTACGCCGCAGCTGTTAAAGCAGGATGCGACACATTTCAATGGTGCGGAATTTATACTACTGGAACCGGTGTTAAAACTCAACCTGCAGAAATTCCTGCCGCGACTGGCAACACTAGTACCTATGCTCAGGGAATCAATACCGCATTGAATCGTGCTAAACTTAAAGGTGTTATTGCAAAGTCTGGGCCTTATACAGAGCAGGACGTGAAGAAAGTATTAGCTGGTCTTGCTGACGGAACTATTGGATATCAGTTAGATCCTAAATCACATACAGCTGATCAAATTGCCACATACAGTCGTATGTTGCGTAATCAAATGTTACAGGGTGACAAACGTGCTGGTAGTAATTATTCTCCAGACGTTCCAAGAACCTACAAATAAAAAAAGCCGCACAATGCGGCTTTTTTATTCTTTACTGTAGTATTCGTAGTTAACACTAGTTAGGTTTTCTCTACGAATCTTAGCACCGTTCTTTAAATGAAACCGCTTGGCCATTTCAGTTTGCGGGCTAAGAGTTACAATGTTCTTGACGTCTTTGTACTCTTGCAATAGCCAATCTGCCGCAGCCTTAATCAACTGTTGGCCAGCACCTGGAGCATAACTCCAGATAGTGTAGAATACAGCTACATCATGTGTTTCTGCTAAATCAACAAGATCCTTTTCATCCGCAGGAATATCTTTAAGCCACTGCATACAAGTGGCTGCTAAAACTTCTTCTCCTGCTTTAAGGATTAGTATTTCAGCTAGGTCATTAACTCTTTGTTCAAGAGGAATGTGTGGACGAACTGGGTCGTCCTTGATAACTTTTACAAGTGGGTCGTTGATATCTTTGATGTGGTGCAGTTCCATGGCAGTCTCCGGCGGTATTATATGCGTATTTATTATAACACCGGAAAAAACTGATTACAACTCTATTACACCACATCATCAGTAGGTAGGTTGTTCAAAAGTTCTCTTAACTTACTACTTTCAACATTAGCACGAACTTTTGGAGCATTGCTCAAACTATTAGGATCAACTTCTCCCGTTGTAGGATCAACCACAGTTTGTCTCTGTTTAATTTGATTGAGTAAACTACTGCCTGCACTGGGCGCACCGTTACCGTAGCTGTCGTCTTCAGCCAAGTCCGTAATACGTAAGCTGTCGATATTAAACTCTAAATCAATCTTTTGTCCAACACCGCTACTACTACGAGTTTTCATCAGCTGAATTTGGTAACGACCACGCTCACGCATAGCACGGCTAGTAAAGATACCAAACACGTTATCCGCAGTCTGGATCTTACTCAAACCACCCGAAATATGACTGTGGTCAAATTCTACTTCTTCAACAGCACCACGGTTCAACTGTGCAGCTGTTACACAGATGCATTGTTTTTCCATGGCTAAATTACGCAACTCTTCAGAGACATATTTGTCTTTGACGAACAAGTTCTCTGCAGAGATCTTTTTGCCAATGGGCATCAACAAGTCCAAGTAGTCTACTAATAGTACATCTACTTTACGTTCCATTTTGATTTCATACTCTTTCATATAGGAACGTATGTCATTTACGGTCTTCCCAGACGGCATATACTTGACTTGGAACTGCCCAGATTTTTTACCAATCATTTTAATTTTCATTTCAACATCGTCGATGTTCTTGAAAACTTCTTTTGTTGGCATTCCGGTTAGCATAGCATCCATACGCATACTAACCAACTCTTCGCTAAGTTCTAGCGAAAGATATACAACATTTAAACCTTGTAGTGCCCAGTTAAGCCCTAAGTTAGCTAAGAACAAAGACTTACCTGCACCACTACCACCTGCAAAAATATTCAGCTCGCCTCGATTCATGCCACCAAACAACTTGTCATCGATGGCCTTCCATCCAGTACTAATCTGTCCGTTTTTATCTTTAATCTTCAACAATCGAGCACGAGGATCTAAAAAGTAGTCTGTACCCATGTCTTTTTGTAAACCAATTTGTACAGCTTTCTTGATCTTTTCTTCTACACTACCGTACTCTCCCTTTTCCAACATATCAGCACTTTCAAGGATGGCTTTTTCAAGTCCCTTGTGTCTAATAAAAGTTTCGAAGTCATTAAGTAACCAATCAAAGTGTTCTTCTCTTAAATCACTGGGTACTTTGAAATTAGTGCCGGTGGCGGCGTTGACAATCGTTTCAGTAGGAACTACGTTGTGTTCTTTAACATAGTTGTTGATAAAATCGGCAGCGTTTTGTAGTTTGCGATCAAATAATGAGTGATCAAAGATAGCCTGGCATCGGCTAAAGGTTGCTGCATCCGCCAGCATCATTTCTAAATAAACTTTTTGTATCTCGTATCCGTAGTCGGTATTCTGTTTCATTCAATTCTCTTAATTAAATCTTGTCTGTATTCATCATTCCACTGCTTCTGTGTGCTGACAGCAAGACATAGCTCTATTGCTAGTTTAACTTCTTCATCGGTCAAGGTCAAATCTTCGATAACCGCATACAACTGCTCAAATGCATTTCTTGGTAACCCTTGTCCGTCGGGCCCGCCATGTTTTGGTATTTTTATAGTTCTACGAACCATTTCTTTGCCCTTAGTTGTATCTTAAGACTGTTTGACTCTCGATGTTGCAGTATTAGGTATAGTGTTGCTAGTTTGCCTAATTTACAAACAGCATCGTTAACATCTTTAACGCCAGAAGGCCAGTCTGGCATACTCACTGACCATCCATATTCTAACGCTTGCTCTACTGTACGAGGGCCTTCATGGTCTCTATCCGGAACTAGTATTATCTCTTTACCCAACTGTTTTAACAGCCAGTTCTGACTGTCTTTTATTTCGGCACCCAGTAGCGCACATCCATCAATACTTATCGCGTCAAACGGGCCTTCGCAAACAATCACGAACTGTTTGTTCTGTGTTTGATTGTCTAAATTAAACACATATCCTGGCTGTTGCTCGCTGATAAATTTAGGTTTAGCATCGTTAGTAGCCCTGGCAGTATAGCCTACAATTATACCATCTTTGTAAAAAGGGATAATAATTCTGTTCTTAAATCCAATCTTATTAGTCCAATAGAAAGGAAATGAATATGGATCTATGTTGCGTATATTACGTAGATAACAGAACGCATTGATTAGTTCTTGATCAGTATTTTCCCAACCTTGTAATTCGATCCAAGTGCTCCACTCTTCTAGACTTTTTGCATCCATGGGCAATGCACGTTCATCGAACTTAGGAATAACTTCTCTTACAGTTGCATTTTCATTTTGATTAAGTCTCAGTGCTTCTAATCTTAGTTGACTGATAATATCATCGGGCATGTTCAAGTCCCGCATGAGCTTATTCATTTTGGCACTGATAGTTCTTCCTGGTTGCCAACTGGCTTTGAATCCGCAGTTAAAACAATGATAGCTGACCGCATCTCCTGCATTCATAATGAATCCGCCGCGCTGTCTTTTGTCATTACAGCATGGGGCATTGAAGCTAATCCAACCGCTAGGAGTTTGTTTTCTTTTGGCAGGTAAGAATGTTAGTAATGTGTCGGCTATGAGGCTCATAGCACTATTATACTTAACTGACTGTTATTTTGTCAACGGTTCCGGTAAGGTTCGTACCAGTCACAATATAGGTTCCAGATCCAACAGGTGCCGTACCAGAAATGGTAACTGCTGATATTGAACTAACGCTATAGCTACTTGGGTAATTGGCACTAACACCATCCACGGCTGAAACAGTAATAGTCAAATCGTTTATTCCGTCAACACCGCCAATGGTACTGCCCAATACTTTAATCTTACTGCCAACAGCATAGCCTGTGCCGCCAGAACGAACAGTTACAGTATACGAGTTGTCACTTAAGACTACGCTGAAACTTGCACCAACACCGTTTGACAGAGGTGTTGTGTAACTGATTCTAAAATACTTGTTTTCGCCAATTGGAATATTTGTAGAAGATTGATAATCGGGTTGCCATATACCAGTAAAATCTTCAAAAGTCTGAGAATCAATATAAGGGGCTTTCTTCCATGCTTCTGTGTTTATAGTACTTTGTTCAGTTGCTTCTAACCAAACACTTCCAGTGAATCCTTTAAGGCTAACATCAAAACTCAGTGTTGAAGTTTTTTCTGCTTCATAGAATGTTGCAGGTATGGCAGGGCTATGATAAGTCGGATGGCCTTTTAAATCAATCTCTGCTGTAAATGTTTTATAAACTCTTTCATCTCTGAAAACTGGTAGTGCGTTTCCAACAAGCTCAATAGTTCCAGTTGCTCCAAATCTGCTGTCTCCATATAAGATTACGTCGCGACCGTCTTTAACCGCAGTGACGCTATAGGTTAGATATTGATTTTGTAAATTTACTAAATCTTCTTGCGGTATAGTTACAGATGCTAATCCTTTAAGAGTTGTTTGATTCAACGGTGTAACTGTATACGGACTATTACTAAGTGCTTGGCCGCTGGCATCCATTACGTTTAATTCAATAGAAGATAGTGTACTTAAATCAATACGCTTTTGATCTGCGTTCTTAATATCAAACTCTAGGGTATTATCAATCCCATTATAAATTTTAACTGTTCTTTGGTACACGTTAGTCCACTCCGTAGGAAAGCCTGCCAAATCAGCCAATAGCTCAATTCTATTTGGATATAAATAACTTGAAATTTTTTGCATTTGGACAAACCCTTATTACATATTTATGGCAAAATTAAGAGATAGTATAGAACAAAATTTGCCTTTTATTAGCGTCTTAAACTACGGTGAAGACGAATACGTAGGCATAATAATTAACCAGGACCAGTTTGTTACCAGCTTCTACGACCTAAATTCAATAAGAAGCCCTGAAGAACGGGCTACTTTTTTAGAAATAGGCGAAACTTGGTGGTGGGAATCAAACAGGCAGTTTCCTATAAGTATTATCTGTAGGGATCAAATAAAACCATTTGCCTACGCTATTAAAACTTTTAATAGTAAAGATGTACGGGTAGTTTTAGGCCCAGTAGTTAATTTAATGAATTTAACACTTAAACGAGTTAAACGAAAATCCGTTCAATTAATTAGAAAAACTAGATAAAGTTATATCTAAATTAATAACACATCTTAGCTGTTTAGATGGTATCGAACTAGAGTGAAAGTGTGATCCGTCGAACATCACTACTCTCCCTTTCTTTGGTTCAATTTCCTGTAAAATTTCTCCGCCTGACATTCCACTTATTTTGTTATAAGAAAACGGAAAACGTTCTTTCAGTAAAACAGTAGGCCCATCTGAATCATTTACATAATAGAGCAATACTTTATGAGGTCTTGCATAATCTACATGAAACTCTTTAGGACTTAACTCACTTAAATCTCCACCAGGAAGTTGTAAAAATGTCCTAGCATTTACAATTTCTTTAATTTTAATATCTAACTTTTCACCTAAACTATAAGCTAGACTACGAAAGATAAATGCAAGTGCTCCGTGGTCTTGTCCGTCACTTATAGCCTGTATTGACAGCCCTGGTGTTTCAATTTGATTCTGATTTGATTTTACTTCGTTAAGATTCCTGATAAGATGCCAAGTCATGTCAGAGTTATTTAGAAGTAGATTTTCTAAATAATCTTGATACTCTTTTGATATAACGTTATCTAATATAGTAATCATGATTGGGGTACTATGTTATGAATATAAAAGAAAATACTTATGGTATATCTACCGTTACCTGACAGCGGTTGTTGTTTTTCTTTAAATTTAACAGGAGTTACTCCGTGTTTAGCCCAACTAGGGAATAGTATAAGTCTATTATTTTCTAAAGGAATTTTATAATCCACTGTGCCCAGTGTTAACTCTCCTCCAGTGAATGCTTGTGGCTCTTTGTAAAAATGAATCAATAGTGTGTATACTGCATTATCTTTGTGAGGAAGATAACTGTTATTCTCGTCGTAATAACTGACAAGAAACGAAATATTGTTAACCTGTTTCGTCCATTCAAATAGAGAATTCTTTTCCGATACTTGCTCAAAGAATTCTTTGGTAAAAACTTTGTTTATAGATCTGAATATATCAGAGTGTGCAGGATTTTTATAAACATCTTCTAAGAAAATAGCATGATTCTGTTTTAGAATAAATCCGTTTTCTTTAGCTGATCTAGATTTTTCTGGTGGCAGCAGTTTTTCTGGATGTGTTAAAAATTCCAACTCTCGCCATATAAGTTTTACATCTTCTTCATTGAATAGGTCGTGAATGATAATGTGAGGAACAGGAGATTCAATGTACTCTAAATTCATTTTATTTTGCATCAAGGAATAAATTACCAGCAACACTTATTCTGTAGTCATCACTACTGTAAAAAGGATACACTTGGTGGTTGAGTAACGCAGGGAACAATATCATACGCCCTTCCCATGTTTTGTCGACATCTATAACAGATCCAGAAATATTGCCTAGTATGTTTGTAAAAGTAAATTCAAATTTACCAGATCTATTGCTGCTGGCTCGTCTTCCTGGGCTGGCAGTGTCTTCAATATTGGCAAAATAAGGAACCTTGTACCACAGAACAAAACTATACATACCCGTGTGATTATGAATAGGATTAAATTCTCCTTTTTTCATAAAATTGACCCACAGTCCTCCTAATTTTAAGGATGCTGCTAGTTTTGTCTGTGTTGACTGATTATTCTGAACCATGCCCACATTATAGTGTTGCCCGTAGGTCTTTTGATGTAGTAAAGCTAACTCTCTAGCTTTTTCGAAGACGGTGTCTCTACAATCATATAAAGTATATTCTTGAAGAATATTACCTACAAGACTCTTGTTGTTTGGAGTTGCTTTGGAAAAATCTGATTGAATTTTAGAAATTTCTTTTCCAACAGCTTCCATTACAGCTAGTCCAACATCAGTTGCCACTATTCCAATATTAGGTAAGTCTATTACTTGCATCAGGAATACTCGTAACTAATTTGTTCGCAGATTAAATTCATCTGCACAACGATCACATGTGCATAGGCGATAGCGTGTGCCTTTTTAAAATAATAGTCACCGTTCTCTGGTTTCGTCCAAATCGTCTCGCCAATCTCCGTCCAAGTCTTCCCAATGAGGTGTCTCTTGGCAGGGCGGATCAAAGCGATACACATTGCCAACTCTTCTATATTTTGGGGTTTCATCTGTTTCAATAATCCACTGTGCCCATTTACGTGGAATAGTAAATCCGCGAAATCTTTCTGTTCTAGTAGATCCCATAGTGGTTCTGTCTCCATTAATTGTTTAAGATGTGCTCTGTCTTTTACACCTTCGTAGACACTAACATTCAAAAAGTCTATCTTGAAATAACCTCTATCTTCTGCTGTTTTGTAATCTATTGTGCTTAGTCCTGTAAATGGGTTATACGGCACAGAAGTACAATATATGCCAGTATTGTGCTTTTTAAAACTACCATTCTCTTCTATGGCCGCGGTGACGTGCTTGAAGTGCTCAAGTGCTCGTGTTCTATCTGCAAAGTCTATGTCAATATCAGGCATCTTTTATATCATCCACTCTACGCCAGGATCTAGGACCATCGGTGTGCCAACCAATGTATTCTTCTCCTGTTTCTAAATCAATTAACTTCCATTTTTCTGGACATTTAGTTTTTACCTCAAGTACTTTTGGTTTTTCTAGCTCTTTAACTATTCGTCCGTCTTTTAATATTCTTTCAGCCATTAATGTTTTGTTCCTGATTCAAAAAGTAGCAAAGGTAATGTCTCTGTTAAATAGGTTGCATAATTGTCTGCTTCGTCTACGTTTTCGAACCCAGTAAATTTAACATACACTGAATTATCTTCTTCAGAAACAATAACTTCTAAATCTAAATGCAGAGCATTAGGGTCGCCGCTTATGTGGTTTGTTGGAGTTGTCATATATTTGATTCCCTGACTACTTGCTTGACCAATTCAACATCTGCTGGTAATTTTTTAAACTTACTCAACCAAAATTGAGGATCAATAATATTACTTATTGTAGATAATTGCTCGTCGTTGAGTTTTTTTAAAAGTTCTTTTCCGTTAGGACTGTTTAAGATTAACCACGGACTTACTTTCCCGTCTTTGATGTCAAATGTAGCTCTGCTTAAACTTACATATAAAAAGTAGTGATTCCACACGCTGTTATTATTCTCTGCCCACTCCATCATATGTTTGATACTGCGTTCTAATGCAACTTCTACAGGTTCAGTTTTAATCAAATCAATGACATACTTGTCGTATAATTCATCCCTGCACCAGTGATCAAGTTTTGTTCCAGATCTAATCACATAGTCGATAAATTTGTCAAAATATAGCGGGTTTACATTGCTGACAAAACTACCAAATTTTACAAATGCGTTGTAATAAGGACTACGAGCAAACTCTTCATATGTTTTATCCTGTCTTGCATTTTGTGTCAATTTATAAAATTTATTGTAGGTTTCAAATCCTAGCACAACATGTCGTTCAGTCTTAGCTAATGCTCGGCGCTTTTGTTCGCAGACATGCACAGCCAAAGTTTTTTCTTTTGTAAACTTATGACTGCAATATTGACAAGTGTAAGGTTGACTCACCAAATTCATCATTTAAATTTCTTTGCAATAGTAGGCTCGTCCATGCCGTGCTTACGAGCAAGTTCTTTGAGATCTTTATCTGTAACTAATTTAGCCAGCAATTCAATTTCATCAGTTTTTTTATTAGGATAAATGTCCGTTAAAAATTTTACTTTTTTACTATCGCTTCCAGTTTTCTTTTTATTTCCAATCCACTCATGATAGAATTGTGTATGGCCGTCATAGCTACACATACATAGCAACAACCATAATAGTTTAGGATGCTTCTGTAGAGTGTTCCAATGCTTGTTGAAATATTCGTTAACTGTTAGTACAAAGTGTTGTTGCACTTCTGGATTATTTGATCTTGCATTACTAATATAGCGATTTAAAATAAAGAACTCGCTCTTAAGACTCTTTTGCTGATCAGGATCCATAGCATCCCAGAGCTCTCGAATGTTTTGATCGACAGCTGCAATTTTTTCTTTTAGCTCAATTTTTTCACTCATCTTTAGGCCTCAAGACTGCATCAAATGCCATAACTGTTCTGTGTCCAGAACCCTTCCAAGGATATACTGTGTGAGGAATATGACTTGGAAATAATATTACTGCTCCTTGATATGGAGTGAATTTCCAAGTATCATTCATAATAAACTTTGTTATGTCTTTTGTCTGCGGCATCCTGAACAACACTTGTCCATCACTAGGCATACTCTCAGGTGCTAGTTCAGGTGCTTGAATATAAATGTTTCCGCTTAAATTTCCAGCCGGATGACTGTGCATTTCTTGGTATTGGCCTGGGCCTTGTCTTATTGTCCAGATACTTGTAACTACAGGCTTACAGAATTTTAGTTCTTCTGCGCCGCTCTGTGCAGTTACTAGTTCCATATAACCAGTACATAGCTCTTCAAGATACTTGATCAGCCAAGTAACGTCTATTCCTAGTTCGTTTGGATAGACTTGAATTTGCTGACCTCCTCTGATGCTTATTTGAGGATTCCCACTGTCATTTAATTCCGGATGGCTGTGCAAATTTTCCGATAAATTAAAAATCTGACTAAATGTGCCTGCAGGAATCTCGTCTATAGCCATAATTGTTGGCGCAAAATATGCTACTTTCAAACTCATTCTAACTTTTCCTTACTCAATTTGTATATCATTATAGCACGATCTAGTGCTGTTTGTAAAGAAGGATTGGTTTTTGCTTCTTCTAAAATGTCGTTCCAGAATTTTGAGTTAAAATAATTGTTACCTTCATTATAGTCCCAGCCCACTGGAAAACGAGTCGAAGGATCGGCACCCATTTCTCTACAATAAGTTATACCATCTGCACGTTCATATATGTATGTCGCGCCGGGTTTAAGACTGCCCATCTTTTTTCTCCTGCACGATTCCATACTGTTTGTAAATCCATTGAATGAATCTTTCAATTTCTTTACTAGGATAAGGATATGCTTTATATGCTATTTCAATTTTTTGTAACCATTCTTTATCAATCATAGTATTTTGTCTAGTTGAATAATTTCGCTTTGTCTACTTATTTCTTTTACAAAATATGCGCAATCTGGTTTTTCTTTAAACCTTGTTGGGACTGATAGCAGTTGTCCGTTTTTCATTTTAGGAAAGTACCATTTGACATCGTTGTAAAAATTAACAATCTCAATTTTTTTAAATTCTAGTCTAAAGCTACTTAGTGGATTAAAGATCATTGCTTCAAATCCTCTATCGTTTAGACTGGTAAGCGGTAGTATTTCTATATCATTTGAACTGGAACTGTCACCTACTGCTATGCTCCAATCAATAGGCATTGTAACTTCATCTTCACCTATTTTAAGAACCATAGCAGGACTGTTAAACGATTCTAAAAATATTAGAGGCATGAAAAAGAAGTCTGGTTCGCTAGGGTTGCTGTTGTCTAATACCGCAAATCTAGTGTTTTCGTCTACCTCATCTGGTAAATTGTTTAAACTGAATGTCTTGTTTTCTAATGTTAATATCTGCATGATTCCTTATTTAGACCAATCCGTTTTTTCCAAGGTAAACGGATATTTGGCTTCCTTATAAAATTTCTTCCTTTGGGTGAGATGGCGCTTGGCGTATTTGCAGGTAGATGTGAGATCCCAGATTTGGACAAAGTCCTTGTCTTCTGCTTTTCTAATGCCTCTCCCAATGCTTTGTATAACGCGGACAAAGCTCTTTCCGGGTTCAAGAAGAACCAGATTAAAAATCCTTGGAATATTAATACCAACAGCGGCCACACCGTAAGTCGCCACAGTAATCTTGTTATCATTTGTCGCATGTTCTTTATATTCCTCTTTTCTGTCTTTGCCTTTTACTTCGCCTGAAATGAATGCTGCGTCCGGCAACAATTCTGTTAGTGTTTTGCCTGTATCGATTCTGTTAACTAAAACTAGTGTATTGCCAGAATCTGCAATACCTTCTATTAGTTTACTAATATAAGTAATTCTGTCTTTGTTTGTTACAAGATATTTCAATTCTTCTGCGTAGGACTTGAACTCAGGCAAATCAATCATTTGTACAATATTAACATGACAGTTAGATAATATGCCCATCTCTTGTAGTTCGTGTGCCTTGATGCCGCCTACTACAGGCCCAATGCTGGCAAAGATTGGTTCTGCCTCAAACTCATCCTTAGGAACAGTACCAGTTAGCCCCCATCTAATAGGAGTACTAGAAAAATTATGTGTAAGTAAATTCTTAAGAACATCTGCTTTTGCCATGTGTACTTCGTCAACAATCACTGTCTGTACACCGTGCAAGAATTCTGATAAAGACAGAGCTTCTTCTAGGTCCCAATTTTTAGATTTTTTATCTAATACGTTAAGACTTTGCCACGTGCAGATGGTATGCTTATGCCCAATCATCTTACGATCACCAAAATAAACGCCAACATCTAAGCCAACATTAACAAAATCTTCTTCTGTTTGTGTTACAAGGTCTTTATTTGGCACAATCGTAACTGTTCGTCCGTATTTTTCCGCACAATGAGCAAGTGTAGCAGTCATGATAGTTTTACCTGCACCAGTTGCAACTTCTTGCAGTGATTGTGTGTTAGTGAAAAATCGGTTTATAATCTCAACTTGGTCATCTCGTAAAGTTATCGGCTGGCCTGCAAATCGATGACCTTCTGGCCAAACTTTTCCTTGATCGCCCCAGTAATTATTTGTAACAGGTGCAAAATCAATCTTTACAGGAGTTCTAAGATCTTCTAATTCGTCGATCTCTATGCCCATTGATCCTAACACTTCGAAGCATTTTTCCAGCTGATTTAAATAACCGTTACCACCGAGTCCAAACAAGCTGATTGTTCCGTCCCATCGTCCTAATTTGTATGCAGGTCTATATCTTGCAGTCGGATCGACATACTTAAAAGTTGAGACAAGTTTTTTTCGAGCATCTAATGGAAGATTCTCAAATTTTATGTTAACCTCGTCTCGAATTACTAATTTTACTCCCATAGCACTCTATTCTCTATGATTGGTTCTTGTTCTGTATAAGAAATTATTAAATCGCAACAGTTGGCATAAACCGCTGTTTTTGTTTGTTTTAAGCTACTGCCAATAGAAACCACACTCAATGGCTTCCACGCATTTTTTAGGAAAAATTTGGGAATTTTTCCATTTTGTACACCCACAATTTTTGTTGTATTATCTAATTGTACATTGTACTTGTGTTCAGCTATGAATTTATTGAACATAGATCCATGCTCACTATTGTCAAGTCGGAAGTAAATTCCTACATTGTCAGAAATTCCATTTTTTTCCAGATTTTTGTGAAGATTTACTAGATCCTCGTAACAACGCTTATGGTCATTAGTGTCAAAAATTACCAGTGTTGGAAATCTTTTTAATTCTTTTAATGAACTAAAAATCTCGTCCAGCTTGAAAGAATTTTTATTAATCCATATTTTAGAATTTTTTCTATAGGCTAAAATTTCGGTCAAATTTTCTGGAATTTTTGAGGTATTTTCTAAAAAATACTGGTACCTAACACTACGGTCGGCAATTAGACATTCTGACAACTCAGTGTCGCGACCTAGGTCATCAGAAATTGCATTTTTAAATCCAGTATGGTCGATACTACTGAGGAAAAATTGAGTCTTAATTTCGCTTTCTGACCAAGATTTTATGATTTTGTAAAAATCTTCAATTTTTTCGTCAATTTCAAAACCTAGTGGTTGAAAGGTTTCAACTAACTTTACAATATTTTTTTCAGTTAGCTCTATGTTGTAAATTTTACCAGAATTTTCTTGACTGACACTACCAAGGTCCTTCCATATAGACTGTAGTGTTTTACGTATTGAGGTTGAAAATGCAAATTCCATGAAAATTGCAGAATTTGTCGAATCCAAGTATATCTTTTTAGTCCTGTCTACTGGCCTAAATACTTTTGACCAGGAAGGTGATAAAATTGAAGAAGAAATTTCTTCTGACAGTCCTGAAAATTTGTCTAAATTTTCGTTTAAAATTTTAACCAATAACTTTCCTTGATTTTCTGTTATAAAATTTGATGAGGTTATCAATTTTCCCAGATTTTTCAAAATCTTCATTTCTCGGCGAGGCACATCTGCCACAGCACTCTCTGGTAAATTCAAAATCTTAATTAAAATTTTATCAATATGTGTCATAGTGTTATGATAACAGAATTACAACAAAAGTCAATAGTTATAGAAAAAAATAGGCCTATAAATATTTAAGGCCTATTGTTCGCTTTTTGGGCAAATTAGTTATAGCGTAGCATCTTCCATACCAGCAACCCGCAACTTAACGATGTTTGTTAACTGCCACTGTTTTTGATCCAACGCTTTCGTGATTCCAAGCCATTTGTTTCTTAGCAAGGCAAACTCGTTGATAATTTTTTCAAAATCAACTACATCTGCCTCGCCTTCTACAAACTTTTCACAATCACGACTGCTGAGAGCACGTTGATAATTTTCTAGATACTTACGAAAATGTTGACTTTTCAATCTTCTAAGTTCAATGTTCAAATATTCCAAAATTGCTTCAATTTCTTGAAGTTGACTGAATCTCTGTTCCACAATACCTGGCATACCTGCCGCAGCTCTTTCAATATTTCCCGTTATACGGCATTCATCTTTAGCGGCTATTAATTCAGCTTTATAGTATTCCACAGCATCTGGAATGTTAGAGATGTCTTTTGAAATTTTTGTGTACCAACTCATCAGAAATCCAGTTCTTTGTAATCTTCGTCTTCGTCTTCGTCTTCGTCTAGATAGTATTCTATAGCCTGATCCAATGTATGGTCAACACCCATGGCACTTTGCATGACACGGTCGCTTACACCATAATCTGCCAACAGGTCAACGTATCTTTCAGCAGCTACTTCTAATTGTTTTTTATCGATATAGTCAGCAAACAGCAACCAGATATCACCAATTTGACTTTCATTCAACATGTTCTTCATTCTCCTCAGGAACGGTAGTTGTATTATTAGATTTGATATGGAATTTCGCCATTATCATATCTAATTTATCATCTTTCCATTCTTTTCGGTAGAATTTGAACTCTTCTCCAGTCTCTGGATCAATCCACTTGAGTCTGTTGCCTTCTTGTTTAAGTAGGCCTTCTTTTTCAAACAAGTCAACAACACCGCTATAAGGATTCATACCAGTTTCGTACGGAATCTTAACTTGTACGCCTTCAAAAGGTTTGGCATAACGTGTTTTCATAATCTTACAAGCAGCACGAATACCATTTACTTCTGAAACCTTGTTGCCATCTTCATCTTCTTTTAATTTCAACTTCTTCATGGCAACCACAATAGAAGATGCATAAATGAATCCTTGTCCGCCTGAAATTTTGTCATCAGGATCGAACATATCTTGCGAAGCGTATGTATGATTTGTAGCAACAAGTCCAATATTAAGACTCCCAAACATGTTTACACAATTACGAACAAGTGCTGTAAGTGCCTTAGGTTTACGACCCATGTCACCTTTCAAATCACCTGCTTCGAACTGATTGACGTCTGTTGGTGTCAACAACATACCTAAAGAATCTACAACAAACAAAACTTTTGGACGAGTTTCTTCAGGCATTTCCTTGTATTCTTTGATGAATTCGTTGATAGTTTTAGCAACGTCATCAATCATAGCCATGTTAAGTTTAAGAAGTTTGTCTTCGCTTGTATCTACACCAAGTGCGTGTAGCCATGCTTCATCAAGAGCATTTTCGCTGTCAATCAATACAACGTAAATGCCTTGTGCTTGAGCGTTCTTAACAATATTACCAGAGCAGATATAAGATTTACCTGCACCAGATTCGCCAGCGAATACTGTAACCTTACCAAGAGGAATTCCTTTATGGAAATCGCCGCTAATAAGATAATTTAAAGCATAATTGCCTGTGCTGATCCAATCAGTAGGATCAGTAAATCCAACACTAAGTCCATCAATAGACTTTGTTAAGGTTTTTCTAAATTTTGATAAATCAAACGCTTTCGTAGCCATAATTATTGATCCAATGGTAATGAATTCCACTCTTTAATTAGAGCGATTACTTCTTCTTCTGTGTTGCATAGAGTCTTTGTATTAGACCAATCTTCTTTTTTATTTCTTCCACCAATTTCAACCATCCAACCATTGTCGTAACGATTGATACTGATGTTTTCATTCACTTTTGCTAGTTTTGCTAATTTTGTCATATTATTCTCCTAATAGGTGTGAGAACTTGGGCGTACAACTAGGTTGCAGTGGCCCAAGCCGTATTCTTATTGCTTTTGACGATTGCGAATCATTGCCAAGATGTCTTGTGCTCGGCTATCACCACTTGCAGGTGCTTCTGCTTTAGTTTCAGTTGCAACAGCAGGAACTGCTTTTGCCGCTGGAGCAGGTTCGTCGTCATAATCATCTGCTGGTGCAGATACCTTAGGAGTTGATTTAACAGGATCACCAGTTGCTTGACCCATGCCAGCTGGTTTAAAGTATTGACCCCAGCGATCCATATCAAATGGCTCACCGTCAACACTTGCTTCAAACATTTCCTTCATAACCTTAACTTCAATTTCAGTTGGTTTCTTAGGGAGAAAATCTGATAGATTAAACAAGCCGTGTGCTTTAATAGCTGCTTGCTCGTCGTCGCCTAGTGGACGCTCACGACGTGCCCATGAGCTAGTTGAGTAGTCGGCATAACCGCCTTTACTACCTTTCTTCATGCGATAGTCCAAGCCATGCACAAAGTCAGTTGGCAAATCTTCCAACTCAGGGTCAACTAGTGCCGCACGAATTGATTGGAAAATTTGAGGACCGATAATGAATCGGCGAATTGGGTTCTCGGGTTTTTGTTCTTCCTTCAAACCATCTTCAACAACAAAACCTTGGAAAATGTAAGAACGCTTCTTCCAGTACTTACGACCCATATCTTCAAGCGCAGGGTCTTTAAACCAACCGCGAACCTCACTGAGGATAGGACAAGATTCGCCATACATTTCCATGCATGGTACTTGTACGATTGTTTGTTTGGATTCTGCTTCACCCTTGACGCCAGCGAATGGCAGTTTGATCATTGCACGTTCAACCCAGAAAAATGTGTTGTCTTGGTTGCCGTCGGGTAAGAAACGAAGTACGGATTCGCCGCCTTCTTTTAGGTTCCAGAACGGGTAAATTGAATTATCACCGCCTGTACGTTCTCCTGAACCTTTTTGTTCAGATGCCTTAAGTTTT